TCATCAATACCATATGCTGCTAATCTAGCAACTGCTAATACTTCATTAAGTTTTCCTTTATCATAATCACGAACAATTCTAATAATATCCATATTCTCTTTTGCTGATAAACCTTTTAAACCTTCATTAATAATAGTTTCTTTTGTTTCTACATCATTAGATAATTTAACATCATCAGTTGTATTAGGATCAAGAGTAGGAGCATTAGGATCAACTACTGGTTTAATAACTTTATAATCATTAATAGTTAATGAATTTTTAATTCCTGATATATCTAATAAATCATTGAATACATCAGTTAATTCATTTCTTAATGGGAAAACAACATTCTCTTCAAATATTAAATATGAATCTTGAATCTCAGTTGTAGCACCTAATTGACCTTGAGTTTTAACACCCATAATACAAGGGTTAATCATATGAGCAATACAAATATTTTCTTTAATATCTTTACTTGTTGTTTCAAATAATTTATCATTTTGATTTGTTGATGGAATAACTACATCAGGAACTTCATCCATACCATTACCAGATAAAACTAATATATTACCTGTGTTTGCTGCACCCTTATTTGATTTAATACCTGATTTAAATATTTCAACTTCATCATCAGAAGTAAATGTTTTAGGATTTCTAATAATTAATGATGGCCAAATACTATTTTTAATATTTGATTTTTGTAAAAATGATTGTTCTGAATCTAAGAATGACCAGTTTAATATTGAATTATATCTTGGTATAGCATATACATCTTGTCCTGGTGTTTCATCTTGATAAACATATAATGACTCCAAATCTTTACAACCATATTCATATCTATTATATGTTTTACTTATCATACCTCTTGAGTAATCCGCAGAATATGAAAACTTTGTATTATCTTCATTATTTCTAATTGTTGATGGATCTAATCTTTTAAAAGATTTAAAATTACCAGATGCATCTTTACAAACAATAATAGTAATTCTTTTATGTATAATATAATCTCTTGTTAATAATTTAATTAATTTTTTAAATTTATTTCTAGTTTCAAATGTTAATAATGCAACAGTTTCTTTACCATTTTGTGGTAAATTATTATATTCAAATGAACCACCAATAACTGCATTTGTTATAAATTCAATACAAGCACCGTGAATAGGTGAAGTAGAATACATTTGATTTAATAGTTGTGGATATAAATTATCACTACCAAATCTCACATAACCATTTTGTTTATTATTAACATTAACATATGGCAATGATAAATTACCTTCACCAACAGTACCAAAAGGTGTAGAGAAACTTCTAAAATTATTAGAAGTATCATTTGTTGTTGATGTTGTTGATGTTTTATTTTTGTTTCCTAATCCGAACCAAGCCATATATATATAATTGTTATTTTTTATTTTATTACAAGTATCTTTCGTCAACTACTTGAGTATCAATACCGTCAACTATCATTCTACCTGATTCCATTAAATTTAAAAAATCATTTGGGTCTAATGATATAGTATCGCTAGTATATATATTGTATTTATATTGACCAGATTTTAAGTTCAATGGTACATTAATACCACCAGTTGTAGAACCAGTTGTATCATTATCTATTAAAGTGAATCTATTATATCTATTAGTATATAGTGATGAATCAGTTGAATAAAAATAAATACTATCTTCAGGAAGTGGTAATGTTGTATATTGTTTTATAAATTCAAATATATAATATGGAGATGCATTGATATTAGTTTCTTTTAAAGTTAAACAAATATCATTAGTTGTATTTTTAGTTATGTATATCATAATTTTATTTTATTATTTTTAAATAAAAAAGGTGAAGGTAATTAAACCCTCACCTCTTATGTTATTATTTTTTGATTATAATTACGGTGCAACTATTAAAGTTGAAGCAGCGATTACTGTAGAAACTTCTAATGGAGATTTACTCATTTCACCAACCAATGTGATTGTGTAATTTGATCCATCTGCTTTTGCTGTTCCTGAACCACCTTCATCAGTAGTTAATTGAGCATCTGTTATTAACCAGAATAATCCATTTGCATCTTGAGCAATAATACCTAAGTATCTTTGTCCTGCAGCTAAAATATTTAATGATTTAGACTTTGCCGCTTCACGTCTATGAAAGACTAAAGAAGTAGTAGCAGTGTAATAAGTTGAACCATTTGTTAAATCGATAGCAGAAGCTACAGTGTAACTTGCTACATTTTTCTTAAATTCAAAGTTTTCTGCTTTAGTACCTGATGCTAATGTTAAAGCAGTTACGTCCCAGTTTACTAAATCTTCTGTTAAAGTTGCAACATCATCCATATCAAAAATATAAGCAGAAACTAAACCACCAAGATTATTATCACAAGATTTAGTTATATTTGTAAGTGTTGTACAAGCCATTTTATATGTTTATGTTTTTATTTTTATTTTATAAAGAGAGTATAATTAAATACTCTCTTTTATTTTATTTTGTTATTATGAATAGAAAACTATTTCAGTTGGGTTTGTGTAAAAGAAACCAACTTTCAATGTAGCTTTAGATCTAATATTAGGTTCATTAGTTGTTAATTTCATATTAACTGTGTTAATAGAATCAGCATCACCTTCACCATCACAAGCATAAATTAAGTTGTTTTTTAATGTTAATACCATTGTGTCATCAGACATACCTGGACATACAACAATCTGAATTCCTAAGAATTTTTGACCTAATGTTTCAGTAATGTAAGCAGCAGTGTTTCCAGATGCAGCAGCAAATTCATAAGCCTCCATAACGTTTGTAGAAACGTAGAATCTTAAGTCTGATTTTTTACGTATAATTGAAACTGGAGCAGCTATTTTAACTTTTGCCATTTCAGCTAATACGTTTGCAGATGTGATAGCAATCGCAGTTACATCAATAATTGCAGCGTCAGCAGCCATTTTAACTTCGTAACCATCAACTAAATCTAAGAAAGTTGAAGTAGCTCCTAATTTATTACCTCTCCATCTTAAGATTTGAATTTCTTCATTAATCTCACCAGAGAATGCTTCATAGAAATGAGACATTAAATCATTTGGTGTAAAATCAGCAGAATCACCTTTACCTAATTTAGTAGAGTAAAAAGACTCTTCAACATCATATTGACAGATTTCAACCATTGCATCGATAGTATCAACACTGATGTCAATAGCATCTAAATTTGCTGTTACTGAACTCCAAGAACAAGATTTTGCTTTTAATGTATCAGTGAATAAAAAGTTAGAGATTTTAGTTGCAGATTTTACACCTGAAACAACTCTATAGTTATCCAAAGTATCTTCAGTAATATATGCTTTTGCATACCACTCAGATGGGTTTGGACATAAAAGTGCATTTGCTGCAACTACTAAATCGAATTTTAAATTTTTCATTATTTTGTGTTTGTTTATTTTTTATATTTATTTGTTATTTACTTAAAAATTTATTTACATTTGTAAATTTTTGTATTGCTGACATTTTAACTTCAGTCGGGTTTAATTCTGTTGCTTCTTCAACAACTTCTTGTGCTTTTAAATCAGCAATCATTTGATATATTTCATCCAATTTAGGTTGTAATACACTTAAGATCAATGTTTCATCAATAGCAGGTGATTCTGTTTCAGCTGGTGCAACTGGTGCTTCAGCTAATTTTTCTTCTTCAGCTGGTTCTTCAACAGGCTTTACATCTTCTTTAGGTTCTTCTGCTAATTTAGCTTCATCTACTGGCGCATCTTCAACTGGTTTAGCATCTTCTAATTGTGCTTCTGCTGGCGCAGCAACATCTTCAATTATTTGACCGTCTTTAACGATGTAAGGTTTTCCCTCGATTAAGAACTGTGCTCCTTCTGGTAATTCCATACTTAGTTTATTATTTTTATTTTTATGTTCTGATAACTTCAATCCTAAGAAACCTTCTATAGAATATCCGATTTGATCATTCTTAACTAATTCGTTGAAGTATAATTGATCTGTTATTTGACTAACTACAAATAATGAACCTTTAGGTACTTTAGTATTAAAAGTTTTAAAAGATTTATCTGTTTCTGGATCTTCAACTATCCAAGCCTCTAAAATATATGCTGGGACTGTTACTTCTTTATTATGTTCTAAATTAAATAAATTTGAATTATTTAAATTAAACATAAACTTAGAATGAATTGCAGCAATTTCTTCTTCAGTAAATTGTACATAATATTCACCATCTTCATCAGATCTATAAATATCCATTGGAATTAAAGCTGGTGCAGCAATTCTCATTTTAACTTCATCAGCAAATGCTAATGGTTTAACGTGAGAATTAAAAGCAATACCTTTTACCTTAATCGCAGGATTTTTTGTAAAAGCAATTTGTTCAATACCTAAATCTTGACCATCTTCCGAATAATCTTGATCAATAGTTATTTTATATAACGGTGTGTCTTTTTGCATATAATTATATATTGTGTATTAAAATAGTAAATTATATTTTTTTTAGAGTTTTTTTATTTAATATATAATAATAAAGTAAAACTAAAATAAATTATGTTAACAATCAAATTAGAATCAGAAACAATTGAAATAAAAAGTGATGTAAAAGAAATGAATATTGATGTATTTGAAAAAATATGTGGTATATTTGATAATAAAAAATATGATCAAATTGATAAATATATTGAAATATTTAAAGTATTAGGTTTAACAGAAGATCAAATAGGACAAATTGATGCATATTATTTTATTGACTTAGTAAAAGAATTTAATCTTACTAAAGCAGAACAACCAGATTTTACAAAAGAAATTATAATAGATGGATTTACATATCAAGCATTTGAAAAAGAAAAATTTGTATTAAGTGTTAGAGATTTAGCTAAAATAGAAAATTATATTAAAAAAGATAATATAAAATATATTGGTGAAATGTTAGCAATTATTTATAAAAGAACAGATTTAACTAAAGTAGAACATTATACTGATGCACATATTAAATTTAAAGCAGATCTTTTTAGAAAAGAATTAAAAGCAGATATTGCATTACCATATTTAGTATTATTATCTAATAAAATAATTAAATCAATTGAAAATGGAAAATAATATAATAATCCCAAAAGGTTGGGTTGAAATAAGAACTGAACAATACATAGAATTATTATCATTAGATAATACTGATTATAATTCTATGTCAGTTTATAATTTAGAAGTATTATCTATAATATCAGACACAGATAAAGATGATGATGTTTGGCAAGATATGGATATTGATGATTTATTTGTTATTTATAATAATACTAAATGGTTATTAAATGAACCAAATAAAAAACATTTAAAAGAAATAGATAATAAAGAATTAAAAGACTTTAACACATTAACATTAGGTGAATTTATAGATATTCAATATTTCTTTAATGACAATTATATTTCTAATATACATTTAATTTGTGCAATATTATTTAAACAATATAAATTAGATGAATGGAATAATAAAATTTATGAACCATATGAATATAATATTTATGAAAGATCTAATACATATTTAGAAATACCAATTACAAATATTTATGGAATAATAAGTAATTATTTAGAATGGAAAGATAATTTTATGACATCATATACTAATCTATTTGAAGTAGAAGCAAATATTACAGAAGAAGAAATGTATGAAGGATTAGACCAGAATGAAATAGATGAATTAAATGCAGAATTAGAAGCAGATAAACAATTATCAAAATGGAATTGGGAAAGAATCTTATATGATTTATCTGGTGGTAATATAACTAAATTTAATGATATATTAAATATGAATATTATTTTAGTATTTAATATATTATCAATGAAAAAAGAATTAAAATTGTAATATTTTAATTAACTCACTTTCTAAAAAAGAAACAAAAATAGATTCTACTTCAGGTTTAGAATAGAATTTATTTAAAAATTGACCATCATCTAAATAATTAATATATTCTACAGATGATAATTTAATATCAAATGCACTATCAATATATGTACATTGAAAATTAATAGAGTTATATAATCGACCAGAAGCATAATGTCCTCTCTCTTTTATATAACTCTTTAATAATTCATTTAATTGTATATTTAAATTTTGTATTGTCATTATTCACCCCAAGGTAATTTATTTTCTGTAATCTTATTATCTCTTTTATCAATCATAATTAATAATTCATCATTAACTTTTGTTTCAATTGCTTGATAATCTACTTTACTTTTAAACCAAGATAATACTTGTTCTTCTGATAATTGATCTAATGGAGTTACTTCTCCAGTTGGTTCATCTAATTCTAAAGTTTCAATTTTTCTACTAATAGTATTACCATCTGATAATCTATATTCAACAGTTACCTCGATGGCAACACCATCAGATAATCTATATTTTAAATCTATAATTTTCCACATAATTTTTTATTTGTTATTGTTTTTAATTTAAACTTTTACATATTACATTTAAATACTCAGTTGTTATATTGGTTAGTGATGTATTATTTTCTACCCATATTTCAATGTAATCATTCTCTGTTAATTCTAGTATTGTTTGACACGTTATGTTTTCAGCTTTACCACCACTAGAAGTTGTTGAATACATTTCACTACTAGAAATAACTACTCCATTCTTAGCTACATAAACACCTATTAAATTGTTGTTCCCACTAGATAATGACACTGTTGCAGTTACTTGAAAATCTCTTAATAAAGCACCTACATAAGTAAGTCTATTATTGGTATGTGTAAACTTTTGATTTATAGTATTTGCTGTTGTTGTACCTAATGCTTTTACTGGTGTATTAGTTGCACCTATAATGGTTTCTGTTACATTGTTACTCATATAGTAGTTTCCTATCTCAGCTGTATTTTCTATACCTTTAGAATTAACAAAACGTGTTTTATTATCCGTATAAGTAACACCACTTAAATAAGTACCACCACCAGCAAAATTTATATTATCTAAAATATACCCTTCAATTGGTATTGCAGCAGATACATTTGCATTTATTCCTACAGTAGAACCAAACACAACCATAGACGAATAAATAAGCCTAAAACGTCTTGTTATTGTAGCAGTTGAAAGTATATCTAATATGCTACCAACACTACCAGTACCAGTAAAAATACTATTATCAATACCTATCGTACCGTGTGTTCCATCAAATTGTAAGTTTTGACTATTTAAAAAAGCACCTTTAGAAAATATAAAGTTATCAGCAGTATCAATTAATCCTATGTTAGGTACGTTTAAGAAGTTAACACCTGTCCAATCTAAAGCTACTGGTGCATTTGTAACACCATTTATATCTATTGCTGTATCTACATCTTGAAAAGTAATGTGTCTTATTGGAGTTGTCCATTCAGTTGTGAATAAAGGCACACCTACTCCTAAGCCTGTTGATTTAATTCTACTATTCTCAGATGAACTACCTAATATAACGGTGTTTTCTCCACCTACTAATCTATCTCCTAATAAGTCTACTGTTGTAGTGAAGTAATAAGTAACATTGTCACCTA